TGACACAGTTGACCAACAGGCCCAGAACGAAGAGGTTATGTTTGCCCTCGGAGAGAACGGTAATAACGTATATTACTCTGGAGCTTGGATTGCTCGTATTATCGCATCTAAATACTCCCGACAAGTAACTACACAACTCAGTGGCGCTCTAAGTGCTGATTACTCAGATCTAGCCAAGCAGTATAAGACACTGGCAGACAGCCTAGAGTACCAAGGTAAGACCTCTGGTGCTGCTGTAGGTGTCTTAGCGGGTGGCATAACTAAGAGTGGCATTGAGGCTGTGAGAGCTAACACTAACCGTATCGAAGGTTCCTTCCGTAGGGATCGCTTTAAGAACCCACCGAGCTACCAAACACCTGAATACGAATAGGGGGGATAAGATATGTCATTTCGCCCCTTTGATCTACTTAACCTAGTTAAAGACTTTGGTGAAAGCCTTACTCTACGCAAGGTTACTACTGATGGCGCATATAACCCAGCCACAGGTGCAGTAGATGGTTCAGCTACAACTGACTACACTATCACAGCTTACCTCTACAATTATAACGTAGGTGTTCCTTCTGGTGACAGTGAGGTTGTACGTGGAACTCGCAAGTGTGTTATATCATCATTAGGACTTGCTGCTATCCCTGACTTTGATGACCTTATTATTGGCAGTGGTGACACTGTAAAGATTGTCTCTGTTATGTCGATCTTTTCCGCTGGTACTGCTGTAGGCTACATCTGCAATGTAGGGGAATAGGTTATGAAACCAAAGTCAATTAGGGTCATGCCTTCTTTCTATAAGAAGATGGAACAACTTGATATTGAGATTGAAGACGGTCTTAGAAGTAAGCTAATGCGAATAGCTCGTAGTACAGTTGATATCTCTCCCGTAGACACTGGTGCATACGTAACATCATTCTCCATTTCCACTGGGGCTGGTCGACCAAGGGGTAAGTCCTCTGACAACAGACCAAAGTTTCAGAATGAGCAAGCTATGAAAGACACTGGATACGATCAATTAGTCTCTGACATAAACAAATTAGACCTTCGTAACACCACTAGCCTAACCTTTAGGAATGGGTCACCACACGCCACTGACGTAGAGAACGGTGGACCAACTTGGAGAAGAGTTGGGTATAAAGTTTTTGCAAAGATAAGGAATATCTATGGCTAGTATTCAAAACGATATTCGGGCTGCACTTGAGAGTAAACTAGCTGCAACATCAGGTCTACCAGCTATAGCCTATGAGAACGTAGCATTTGAGCCTACGACAGGCACTAGCTTCCTTAAGGTACAATACCTCCCCACAGTTACTAGACCTGCTGTACGGGGCTTAAATCCACAGTTGAGATACCAAGGTGTCTTCTCCGTAACAGTCTTCGCCCCAGAGGGTAAAGGCCCAGCTACCGCAGACGACTACACTAATAAAGTGATAGACGCCTTCGCAGCAACCACTGATATCTCCTTTACTAATGGTGATGCAGAAACAATCATAGTGTCTATTGACTACGCTGAACGTCAGCAAGGTATGGTAGATAGCCCTTGGTACTTTGTTCCGATCAATATCGGCTGGTACATTTACAAATAACTTCCCACAGGAGAAATCAATATGGCCTTTTCACAAGGATCACGTTCCAGCCTGTCGTTTATCACCGAAGCAACTTTCGGTACGACACCCGCTGGAGACTTTGCCAACCTTCCATTCAGCACACACTCTTTGAACCTTACTAAAGACGTTCTCGCTGGTACTGACATCGAAGCTGATCGTATGCCACGGGTTAACCGTCAAGGTAACCGTCAAGTAGCTGGCGACATTGTAGTTGACCTTCGTGATGGCGACTATGACGTACTTCTTGAATCAGCTATGCTTAACGCTTGGGCAACCAACGTGCTTAAAGTTGGTACAACACCTAAGTTTATATCAGTAGAAGATTACGCTGCTGATATCGACCAAGCTCGTTTGTTTACGGGTCTGTCAGTTTCCACTATGGGTATCTCCCTTGCTCCTAACCAGATGGTAACAACTACCTTCGGTATGGTCGGTAAAGACATGACCATGAGTGCCACAGAGAAGACACAAACTGCTGCCTCTGGTGCTGCTCCCTTCGATGCTTACTCAGGTGACATTTCCATCGGTAACGTAGGCGGTGCTGCTGCTGTAGCTATCGTAACTGCACTAGACTTCACATTGAACAACTCATATGCACCTACCTTCGTCATTGGCGACGATAGCGCACCTTCCCTTGAGTATGGTCGTGCAGAAGTTGAAGGCACAATGACAGCTTACTTTGAAGATGCTGCATTGATCAACCGTTTCCTTAATGAGACTGAAACTGAGATTGAAGTATCTGTAAACGATCCTACAGGTGCCAATGCTTACACATTCTCATTCCCACGGGTTAAGATTAACTCTGCTGATGTTGGTGTTGATGGCCCAACCAGCCGTATGATCTCTATGTCTTTCGTAGCNCTCTACGATACTACAGAGGCAACTAACCTTAAGATTACACGCCCAGCGTGATAACAGAACACCTTAGCTAAGGTAGTGGAGGCCCTGAGTCGGGTCGGGGTCTCCACATTAATCATCCCGACATAACCTCCCCCGAAAAGGAACAGACTATGGACTTAAAAGACCTGACACCGAATTTAGATGATGTTGTTGTTGAGATCAAGCATCCGACAACAGGAGACGTACTAAAGAATGACGATGACACGAATATGACGATTACTATTCTTGCGCCCCATTCTAAAGAGTACAAGAAAGCCCAACACGAACAAATCAGCAAGCGACTTAAGAAAGCTCAGAAGAGTAAGTCTCAAGATGTTGACTACTCAGATATTGAGGAAGCTACGCTGGAGGTTCTAGCTAAGACAACTAAGGCTTGGGACATTACATACGGCGGGGAGAAACCTAAGCTCACTGTCGCTAAAGCTAAAGATCTCTACGAAGAGGTCTTCTGGATTAGGAACCAGATTGAGGAGGTAGTAACTGACTCTCTGGATTTTATGAAGGTCTGATCTGTGAGCTTGTTGAGTGGTCTAATCACCAGTTTAAACTCAACAGGCCAGATCAGAACGGCACTACAGAACGAGAACATCTTGAACAAGTAGAAAGGCAGACTGGACGTAGAGTAGAAGCATTGGAACCCCCGACACCCTTCCCAATGCTAATATCCCACGTTTGGTCTGCCTTTATCGCTTTAAGCTCTAGCAGAGGGTCAGGCTTTAGTGGCCCAGCACCAATAACCTTTGAGCAGATTAAAGCATGGAAAGAACTCACAGAAGCATCTATTGAGCCTTGGGAGATTGAGGCTATCAAGCGAGTAGACTTAGAATATTTAAGGGTGGCAAATGGCTGATATTAAGATCATAGTAGACTCCTCTGAAGTTGCTACCGCAACAAATAGGGTTGATCAGTTAGGCAATTCTGGCAAAGTAGCTAAGAAGGGCATTGATAAAGCCACAAGAGGTATGAACCAGTTTGGTGCTGTTGCTAAAAACGGCGGCAAGAAGATGAATACCTTTAACATGCAGCTGCAGCAAGGTGGCTATCAACTTCAGGATTTCGTGGTACAACTTCAGAGTGGTACGAGTTTCTTTACAGCATTTGGTCAACAGGGTTCCCAGTTTGCTGGTGTGTTTGGCCCTAAAGGTGCAGTTATAGGTGCTGTTATTGCTATCGGCTCCGCTGTAGGGGGGCTTTTAGTAAATTCTTTGATGGGTGCATCTAAAGAGGTAGGTAACCTAACTGAGGCTCTAGCTAAATACAAAAGTATGTCAGATAAAATTGCAGATTATAATGGTTTGTCTAAAGAGTTTGGGAACTTAGCTGTAGAAGCACGGGCAGTATTAGAGGCGCTTAAAGCTATAGAAGGAATTAACCTAAAGAAACAACTCGCTGAACTTGGCGGCATAGGAAAGGTTCTTGAGACCACCAGTAAGCAAATAGTGATGGGTGGCTTCATGAACCTCATCCCTACTTTCAAAGAGATTACACATCTTTCAGCCAAAACTGTTACTGACGCACAAAAATTCCTTGGGCTGACTGAAGGGTCGGTTGCAGAAATGGCAGCTTACGCTGGAGAGTATGCAAGGGCACTAATGGATGTTCAATCGGGAGGGACACTTGAAGAGCAAGCTGCTTCCGCTGGCAAACTTAGTGAGTTCCTAAAAGAGCATGTAGAACTTCGTGGAGAAGATACAGAGAACTTAGAGCAAATAACTAAGTTACAGGAAGTTTTACTAGGTTTAATGAAAGCGACAGCTACAGCCTCTACAGGTTTAGAGGCGTTTGGTGGTGAAGGGCCAGACCTTGAAGCTATTGCAAAAGCTCGTAAGAAGATTGAAGAAACCATTGCTAAGATAAGGAGGGCAAACGCAGTAGCTTTCTTTAGGGATGAGCAAGAGGTTCAAGAGGCTATACATCAGGTATGGGTAAGAAACAACGCAGAGCAAAACAAGAAACGTCTTACTGATATAGAAGCCGAAAAGAAAAGTCGCATAGATGCTGGTAAGGCTTACTTTAGACAAGAGCAAGATGATGCTGCTGCAATCCTTTCGCAGAGAATTAAAAACATCCTCGCAGAATTAAAGGCCAAAAAAGACGCAGATGCTGCGGCAATGGCTATCAGAAGGGCTGCTGGTGAGGCTTACTTTGAACAAGAAGCTGACGCTCAGGATCAAATCCTTCAATCTATTATTGATCGTATTATGGCTGAACATGAAGCTAAAGTTAAAGCTGACAAAGACGCTCTTGATTTAAAAAGGTCTGCTGGTGAGGCTTACTTTGAACAAGAGCAAGACCTTGAGTCTAGTATCCATCAAATGCGTGTGGATAATATTTTTGCAGAGTTTAAGGCTCGTGAAAGCGAAGAAAATGCAGCCCTTGCTATCAGAAGGGCTGCTGGTATGGCCTATGGCGCTGAAGAAGATTCTCTTAATGCTGCTATCCACCAGTCTAATGTTGATCGTATTATGGCTGAACATGAAGCTAAAGTTAAAGCCAATCAAGATGCTGTTGACTTACGCAGGGCTGCTGGTATGGCTTATGCTAAACAAGAGCAAGGGTTAGAAAACGACATCCATCAAATGCGTGTAAATAACATCTTGAGTGAAGCTGCGCTAAGGGAAGCAACTATAAGCGCAGCCAGAGCTAAGTTTAATGCGGGGTCTAGTCAATTTGGTGAAGCGTCTGAAGATGTCCTGTCGCAGAGAATAGCAGAGTTAAGAAAGGCTTATGCAGATTCCTTGAAGCCGGGGAAAACCTCAACAGCCACTAATAAAAAAGACCCAGTGGCAGAGTTCCAGAAACAGCTTGACTTAGAAACTAAACTCCTCACTGTATCAGAAGCCAGAGCAAAAGTTCTTCAGGCCCTTGGTTTAGATTTCGTAAATAAGAACCCAGAAATTGTTGCTGGAATGGAAGTTCAGATCAACAAGACTCTGGAGCAAATGGAACTGGATAGGAAACGCCAAAGTTTAATTGACAGTGTTACCTCCAGCATAGAGGATGGCTTTATGGCTATGTCTGATGGCACTAAGTCCGTAAGTGACGCCTTCAGAACTATGGCTGCTGAAATCGTTAGAGAACTCTACAAGGTTTATGTCATGCAAGTGGCTATAGCCGCAATTAAGACTTTTGCTGGTGGGCTCTTCGCTGCTGACGGTGCTGTACTTAGCGGTGGATCTGAAGTTAAAGCCTACGCTGATGGTGGTATAGTCGGTGGCCCAACAACATTCCCTATGGCTGGTGGTAAGACTGGCCTCATGGGAGAAGCTGGCCCTGAAGCTATTATGCCACTCAAGAGAGGTGCTAACGGTAAGCTAGGTGTCCAAGCTGAAGGTGGCAGTGGTGACATATACGTTACCAACAACTATAGTATCTCAGCAAATACATCTGAGGATACTAAGCGCCTTGTTACTCAGACCATTCAACAGGCTCAACCAGCTTTAACTCAAGCTGCTAAAGCATCAATAATGAATGATCGTCGTCGTGGTGGTCAAATGAAGTCAGTCTTCGGTTAAAGGAATAATCAATGGCAATCACCTATCCACTAGCGACACCAACATCTATCGGGATTGAGAGCATTGAGCTTAGGGCTGTTAATGCTGTAGCTACCTCTCAGTCTCCCTTTACCTACAAACAACAGATAGTCTCTCACGGTGGACAGAAGTGGGAAGCCTCAGTCAGTATTCCCTCGGTGCATCGTGACAAGGCTGCACAGTGGAAAGCAATGCTAGTTGGCCTTAAGGGTCAAAGGGGTACATTTCTACTGGGAGACCCTGACTATGTTACACCACAGGGTACTGTCAGTGCTTGTACCTTAACTGGATCTGCTGGAGATGAGACTGTTACTGTCGTTATGACGGGTACGCTACTTGCTGGGGACTACATTCAACTGGGGTCTGCCTCATCTGCTAAACTGCATCAAGTCCTCGTAGATCAAAACGGTGATGGTAGCTTAGAGATATGGCCTGCACTACGTTCTGACTACACTGCTGCGACAGTCACCTTTAATTCCGCTAAGGGGGTCTTTAGACTGACAACAAACATATCCTCATGGTCAATCAATAATTCATCAACCTACGGAATATCATTTGAGGCTGTTGAAGCTATCGTATAATAAGGAAATACCATGTCAAGAGATCTAACCCCGACTACAATAACTGCAATAGAACAACCCGAAGTATTCCCGTTCTTTGCTGTTGAGCTTCAGTTGGATGGCAATATTGTACGGATGTGGACAGGCCAAGGTACACTAACCCTTGGGGACGGTAGCGAGTGGGTTGGCCTTGGTCAACTTCTCAGCATCTCAGCTATTGAAGAAACCTCAGAGATGGCTGTTAAGGGCGCTTCTATTGGCCTAAGTGGTATCCCATCAAGCCTACTCTCTTTAGCATTGAGTGAGCCTTACCAAGGTCGTGTAGCTAAAATATACTTTGGTATTAATGGCGAAAATGTATTCAATGAGTTATTCTCAGGTTACATGGACCAGATGAATATAGAAGAGTCCGGTGAGACTTGTACCATAACGATGGCTGTAGAGAACAAACTCATTGACCTTGAGAGAGCTAGGGTCGCTAGATTTACCTCTGGTTATCAAAAGTCACTCTACCCTAATGACCTTGGCTTAGACTTCATTGAAGATCTACAAGACAAGAAGATACCTTGGGGTAGGAGTGCTGGTTAATGGTTAAGTTCCAACAGGAGTTTCTTAGCCTTGCTGAAGATGAAGTAACCCCCTTAGCCATACTAGAGTGGGACGAGTCCGGTCACCCTACACAAGAGCTTCACATAGACTGGGAATCATACAACAGACTAGAGGACGCAGGCCAGCTTAAGTTCTTCACCGCTAGAAAAGAGGAACTGCTGATTGGCTACTTTGTAGTCCTTGTCGTAGCGCCTTTGACATCCAAGTATAATCCTATGGGTGTATATGATGCAGTGTATGTCCATAAAGACTACAGGAAGTCTACAGTTGGTAAACGTCTGTTTAAGTTCGTAGAGACTTGCATGAAAGAGGATGGGATCTATAGAGTTCTCGCGTCTTCATCTGCAAAGAACCCCATAGGAAACTTTCTTACTCGCATGGGATACCATGAGGTAGAAACTAAGTACGAGAAGGTATTATAATATGGTTGTCTTTACTGCTATTGGTGCAGGTATTATTGCCTCATCGTTTGGGATTGCAATAGGTCTTACTGTTGCCTCAAGTGCCTTTCTTGTAGGTCTTGTAACTACTGTAGTCCTTGGTGCAGCCATGAGGGCACTTATGCCTAAGCCTTCCTTTGGGGCTAACCGTGGCTATCAAACTACAGCTATCGGTACAGCACTAGACCATCAGATCATCTATGGTAAGATGCGTGTTGGTGGTGCTCGTATATACGATGAAGCTAGAGGTACAAACAATAAGTATCTCCACAGGATCATTGCTGTCGCTGGGCATGAGATACAATCCTTTGATGAGATCTATGTCAATGATGAGGTAGTTACTTTAGATGGTAGTGGTGAGGTTACCTCCCCAGCTAAATACGTGGGTAAGATCCGCATTAAACTACACTTAGGTTCCCCTACTCAAGCAGCAGATACCTTCCTTGTAGCTGAGTCTGTTCACTGGACAACACAGTGCACCCTTAGTGGCATTGCTTATATGTATATCCGCTTGGCATTTGATGCTGATGCCTTCCCTAATGGTATCCCTGAGATTACAACTGTTATTAGCGGTAAGAAAGTCTATGACCCACGTACATCCACTACAGCATGGTCAGACAACCCAGCCTTGTGTATAAGGGATTACCTCATCTCACCTTATGGCATAGCTGAAGAAACTGCTAACATTGACGACACTCTGGTTATTGCTGCTGCTAATGTAAGCGATCAACTTGTAGGTAGCCCCGTTTTCAAAATGTATGTAGGCGGTGAGTACAAGATTAAAACTGTAGGTAACACTAACTTTACATTGTATGGATCGGCTAACAATAACGTAGGGACTGTGTTTATAGCAACAGGGTTTCCAACAGATCAAAATGAATCAGGGGTTGTAGAAACTGCAAGAT